TAATAAGGCTATTAAGCAGTTTAAGCAACTGGAAACAACATCGGAAAAAGCCCAGTTTGCAATTAAGAAGGCAGCGGTGCCGGCAGCTGCGGCGCTTGGCGGTTTGGCTTTGGCGCTTGGTGATGCAACCAAGGCTGCGATGGAAGATCAGCAAGAGCAGGCGGCGTTAGCGCTTACTTTGCAAAATGTGACTGGCGCGGGTGCTGCACAAACCGCACAAATTGAAGATCAAATTAGCGCGATGTCTCGAGCGTCTGGCATTGCTGACACCGAATATCGCAAGAGCCTTGAAGCATTAGTGCGCGGTACAAAAGACGTTGACCTTGCCATGAAAGACATGAACCTTGTCATGGACATCAGTACAGCGCTGCAAACCGATTCCAGCACGGTTGCAGACGCGCTCGCAAAGGCTTACCAAGGCAACTTTAAGGCGCTTCGATCATTGTCCCCAGAGATGGCAACAATGATTAAAGAAGGCGCAAGCCTCAACGAAATTATGGACGTGCTTGGCGGAACCTTTGGCGGTGCTACTGCAAAGAGCGCCGAAACCGCTGCAGGCAAAATGAAGATTTTGACCAACTCGCTTGGGGAAACCAAAGAGTCAATCGGTGCTGCGTTGCTACCTGTGCTTGAAGCCGTGCTACCTGTGCTTAACAAGTTCGCTGCATGGGCTCAAGACAACCCGAAAGCATTTTTGGCTATCGCTGCCGCCATTGGCACGGTCGCTGCCGCAATTGTTGTCACCAACATTGCTATGGCACTCAACCCGTTTAGCCTGATTGCTGCAGGCGTCGCGTTGCTTGTCTTAGCGCTCGTGACCGCATACAAAAAGTTTGAGTGGTTCCGTGACGGAATAAACGCAATCGTAAACACCGTGATCGGGTTCTTTGCCGGCATGGTCAACGCCGCGATCGGAGCGGTCAACGCAATTATTAGCGCATATAACTCAATACCATTGTTGCCTGATCTGCCAAAAGCGCCAACTGTCCCTGTGCCACAACTTGGCAAAACATCAAATACGCCTGCACCTGGACGCATGAGCATCCCTCGACTGGCCGAAGGTGGCATCGTGTCGTCACCTACCTTGGCGCTAATCGGTGAAGCAGGCCCAGAAGCCGTAGTGCCATTAGATCGCATGGCCACAGGCGGCGGCGTAACTATCAACGTGACTGGCGGTCTTGCCACAAGCGCCGAAATTGGTGAATCTGTTGTCAATGCGTTGCGCGCCTACTCACGGAGTGCAGGGCCGTTGGCTCTGAACATTGCCTAATGCCAGGCGTCGCGGTCGTTGATTCAGGTAACTATGACCTGCAAATAGAAACAGGGTTTATTGTTAACGCATTCACGCTTGACAACGTAACGTCAGGTGTTCTTGACAACACGTTTTTTGTGCTTGACGGCAACACCGAATATGCCGACGTGATGGCTGACTGTACGCAAGTCAATGTCAGGCGCGGTCGTCGAGATGTTGGCGATCAGTTCAGCGCTGGCACGATGACATTTACTATCCGTGACGTGGACGGCATTTTTAACCCGTTTGACAACAACAGCCCGTACTACGACACACCGCAATCTAAGCCAGGTCTTGCACCTATGCGTAAAGTGCAGCTCATCCGCTACGACCAGACCGACAGTCCTGAATACCTGTTCTCGGGCTATGTCGTCAACTACGACTACAATTTTGCGCTTGGCGGTTTAGACACCGTGACCGTGTATTGCGCTGACCAGTTTTACCTACTGGCACAAACATTCCTAGACGAATTAAACGTCACCGCCGAAACATCAGGGGAACGCATTGAAACTGTGCTTGATCTGCCAGAAGTTGACTTTCCAGCGCTACAAAGGGACATCGCAACAGGCACAGTAAATCTTGGTCACGACAGCAACTACACCGTGCCGGCAGGAACAAACGTGTTGCAATACCTAACGCAAATTAATGAGACCGCCGAGTTTGGGCGTTTGTTTATGTCACGCGCTGGCATGCTCACATTCCAAAACCGTATCGGTAATACGTTAAGCGCGCCTGTTGCAGCGTTCCATGATGACGGCACAAACTTTAAGTATGACGGAGTAGGTATTTCGTTTGAGGCTGACTCGGTCATTAACCGCGCGGTGGTTACAGGCTTAGACGGCAAGACCGCTACCGCTAGCGATGCAGGGTCTATCGCAACCTATTTCATTCAGACAACAAGCATCACAAACAGCCTGCTACATGAGCAAACAAGCATTGATGACGCTGCCGACTATTTGCTCAACCCAGAGCCCGAACCGCGCTACACATCCGTGGCAACCAAATACTTGATGCTGACCACAGCACAAAAAGACACCTTGGCAACCGTGGACATTGGCGACACGATCAGCGTAGAAAAAACATTTCCGAGCGGTGCTGGCACGACCCAGTTGGCTCAAGAGCTGTCAATTGAGGGCATTGAGCATCGGCTGGATTTCAGCACAGGCCACAGCGTCCTTTACAGCACCGCGCCGACCACAATCGTTTACGAGTTGATATTGGATGACGCCGTGTATGGCACACTTTCAACCACCAATGTTTTAGGATAGGAGTACTTATGGCAACACCAACCAGTCTTCCAGCATCGTTTACAGCTGGCGCAGTTTTGACCGCTGCACAGATGAACGATTTGCGTGGCGCTTTTCGCGTTTTGCAAGTTGTTTCGGCTTCAACGTCTACCCCGGTAACAAGTACGGTTACAACGTATGCAGACACGGGATTGACCGCAAGCATTACGCCACAATCAAACACCTCAAAAATCCTTGTAATAGCCACTTCTGCTACACCAGCAAAAACCGCTGGCGACAGCAACAACGTTCTTAATCTTCGACTCATGCGCGGAGCCACAGTTCTAACAAGCCACTTGGATATGTTAAGAACTAACAGTCTTGTTATCAATTATGCAAGCGCCGACACAATCGTTTGGCTTGATAGTCCAGCAACAACAAGCGCAACAACATATAAAGTGCAACTTGCTAACGGTGTAGCGGCTTCACTTGTAGCCGTTCAAACAGCAAATAGCGAAAGCAGCATTATTCTGATGGAGATTTCAGCATGACCCACCAAGAACTTATTGACCTGTTATCTGAAAAAGGTTACGAAACAGGCTGGGCATTACTTGGTACTGAATTAACTATTTGGGAACTTGACGAAGACCCACCAGCACCACTTAAACGCCCTAAATAATGAAATGGCGTTACCTCATCGGCTACGTTGCGCTTGTTGCAGTCGTCTTGTGGGGGTGCGCTGGATGTGGTTATGACGGCTCATATCGTTACCCATGCCAAGACCCAACTAATTGGGAAAAGCCAGAATGCGAACCGCCGATCTGCAACCCATCTGGAACATGCACAAGAGATTTGATTTATGAGACCACGCCTTAAACCCGAGGAACTTCACGCTCGACTAATCGTTGTTGTAGGCGTAGTCCTTGCCGCGGTGTTTGCCATCACCGTCATCGGCTTTGTGTATGCCCTAATGTTTGTGACCCAGCCGATAGACAAACAAGCACCTAACGACGCTGCCTTTATTGACCTGCTATCCACGCTGACCGTTTTTATGACCGGCACGTTGTCAGGTCTTGTTGCCTCAAACGGGCTAAAATCTAAACCAAAGGAGCCAACGAATGAAACCAAGTGACAAAGCCTTACTCGCCTCTTACGGGCGTTCAATGCTCGCCGCGGTAGTTGCGCTGGCAGTAACAGGCAATACCGACCCAAGCGCATTATTGGCCGCTGCGATCGGCGCGGTTTGCCCTACAGCGTTGCGTTACTTCAACCCTAAAGACATGAAGTTTGGTCGTGGCAGTAGCAAAAGCTAAGGCTGGCGTGCCAAACGCACGCGACTACATTGGCAACGCTGACGGTGCATCACCAGCGCCACGTGCCGGCATGAACGAATGGATTAAACAAGCGATCGCTGCATCAAACGGCGCGCTTTGGAATAACGGTTCTTGGGGTCAACGTGACATGCGCGGTAAACCAGGTTCTTTGTCAGTTCACGCAACTGGCAGAGCTGTGGATTTGTCGTATCGCAAATCAGAAAAAAACCCAAAAGCAGGACGCAAAGAAGCGCTGATCTTTATTGACAAACTTGTGGCCAACGCCAACGAACTTGGTTTGCAATGTATTTTGGATTACTTCCCGAAGGAACATGGTCGAGCATGGCGTTGCGATCGTCAGGCATGGCTCAAATATGACAAGCCAACAATCCACGGCGCACCAGGTGGCGACTGGTTTCACATTGAGATAACCCCGCAGGCCGCCGATTCGGTGATCTGGGTAAAAGCCGCATTCTTAAAGGTGTTTGGGGAAATCCCACCTAAGGCTTGATCTATGTTCTAGGGTCGGAGTACCGACAAAAGGACAGGCAATGACTGAACCGCAGATCGTTGATTACAGCGTCTATACAGGAGTAATGGA